TTTGTTTCTTCTAAAAAGTTTTTGGCTTTTGCAACTTCTTCTTTAAACGCAAGTTTCTTTTTGCGTATATCCTTATCTTCGTCGATGTCTTCGTCATAGTCAAAATCTTCTAGTAAAAGCTCAACATCTGAATTATCTAAATAAGGTTTATTTTTTTTATAATACTCTTTTAAAAGAGTTTTATCGTCTACGTTGCTGTAGTCAGCATTTAAACGGGTATAATCTTCTATTGTACCACCAGTTTCTTCCATAAAAGAAACTAGCTTTTCAATATTTTCTGGCAACTTTTTGCCTAATATTTTTTCATCTCTTATAGCTTCTTTAACTTCTGCTTTAACTTGTTTAACTTCAGCTTCTGTTATTTCTTGGATCGGATGAAACCCTTCAGTAGTCTCGTTGGACTCTTGTACAGGTTTTCCCACCTCTGCGCTATCTCCGGATGGTTTTTCCACAGATACCTTCTTTGTTTCTCCGATTTGAATGGCATCGTCTTCTTTTTTAATTTCTACTTTAGTTATATTGCTTTCAACGTTAACTAAAGGTTCTTTAGGATTAATATTAATTTTAGTAACATTATCCTTAGTTTCGTTTAATTTTTTTGGTGTTTTCTTTTTAGTTTTTAACTTAAAGTCACCTTCCTGTTTAACAGGTTCATTTGTTTTTACTTCTGACATAATATAATATAATTAAATAATTAAATAAAAATTAAGCAAACGCGTTCATATCTACGTCTACATTTTGTTCAAAATCTATTGGAGGTCCATCTACATTTCTTTGTGTTATCATTTCACTTTGCTGCGTACCCTCCATTTTTATACGCTTATCTTTTCTGTCTTCTATCATTTTTTCCTTGGCTCCAACAGCTTGCATATCCATTTGCTTTAATTGCATATCAAACTCAAATCTTCTTTGCATTTTTTGCATTTCAAGTTCATTTTGTACTTGCATGCGCTCTATTTCCATTTGATTTTTAGACTGCTCAAACTGAACTTTACTTCCTGTTATAGCTTCTTGCTTTTGTACTTCAGCCATAGCTGTTTTTTCAGCAGTTGAAGCTTGAGCGTCAGCTTGAGCCTGTATATTAGACTGTTGTATTTGCGTGTCTTGCTTTTGCTTAGCTTTACGCTTAACTTTAAGCATTTGATTAGCAAGCTTAAGATTTTTTATTTGTCTTAAGTCTATAGCATCCTCAAGATTTATCCCACCTTGCTGTATCGCTGCTTGTATGTTTTGCTCTAACTGTGCTTGTTCTTCTTCGTCTGGTTCTAATTCTAAAAATATACCAAAGTCATGAAGGTTTAAGTTCACTATTTCCTCTAACGTTTTAATGTTATAAGTTGATATAGAGTTCTGTAAAGAGCTTTTTGTAAGAGGAAACTCTAATGCATCTGCTACTCTAAGCGCTACGTTTTCTGATATTCTAAGAGTTAAATATAAGCTAGACTGTAATATATGTTTAGTAGCTGTGTTAGACGCGTTTGCAGCTAGTTTTTGTAATCCAACTAACGTGTTGCGATCAGGCAAGCTACCGTCTCTAGCTTCGTTTAGACCGGTCACATCACGTATCATTTGTAAATAATATTGATACGTTTGAATTAAGCTAGCTATTTTAGCATTTCCGCTTCCACTTTGTAATTCTTGAATAGGTACTCTACCTGCGTTCATTTCACCGTCTTGTGTAAGTGATCTACCAACAACAGAACCCGTTTGAAAATACATGTTTAATGCTTCCGCAGGATTGTAGTTAGTACCGTTACCAAGATCGACTTCAGCAAGTCCGTCCATATCTAAATACACACCATCTGGCACCATGCGAGATATTACTTGCTGTAATTTTAAATGTGTAAGCTGTATCATATCAGCAAAACCAGTACATCTACTTACTAATGACTCTATTCTACCTTTATATATTCTTGGTGCACAAATAGCATAATTCATTTTAACCTTAGTTGTATCAGCATAAGGCCTAGTCATATTTTTACATAATTCCCAATTAAGCATTATATTAGTTCCTAAAACTTTAGCACCACTATATAAAACTTCTATTGATCTTGATACTCTTTCAAAGTTGTCATTTTCAGGTGGATTAAATGTGTCGGGCTTTTCAATAGCCTTCATTAACCCTTGATCTGTTTGTTTTATTTTAAAAACCTGATTGTGATATGTTTTATAATCAAAATAAAGAACTTGAACAGTGTTATTATCATAATTACCGTAACCAGTTATATATGATTTATTACCTGGTGTATTTTGAATTATTTTTAATTCTTCTTCAGGTATACCCGGAAATTCTTTTTTTAACTCTGGTATAGTTAATGATTTAACTTCTCCAACATAATATATATCTTCAAAGTTTGGATCTTCTGTGTAAGAGTAGACCATATAAGCAGGATCAACATAATCAATAGTAACACCGTTGGCAATATTAAAATCAGTTTTAACAGCTGCTATACCACAAACTGCAAGATCCATGTTTAATCTTCTTCTAGTAAGATCATATTTATTTTGAGCCATTACAGAAGATATAGATTCTTCTTGTGCAATTTCTATAGACTGCTTATAACTCAACTGCATGTGTAGCTCTAAATCCTCTGGTGTCTCAGGTATTACATCTTTGTTTGGAGATTGATAAGCATTTATACCTAATGTTTGTTCTAAATTTAAAAGATATTCTTTTGATATCATATCTTCATATAATTTAGTAGCGTAATCAGTTCTTTTTCTAACTGACTCTGGATCTTGAGCGTATGCTTTTACATCATAAGATTTTTGTGATATACCGTTTACGACTATGTCTACAAACTTAGATAAAATAGGAACAGGTGTCCAGTCTAAATTAAGATAAGACAAATCACCATTAATAGATAATTCATCTTTGTATTTTTGAACGCTTTGTTCACCTCTTGCGTAAAGTCTTAATTGATTAAAGTTGTTCCAATTAGTTATATACCTATTACCTGTAGTTCTACCTTGACTAAACCATTCGCCTTCTATAGCTTGTGCTACTTGTTTACCGTATTCAATACTTGATTTTTCTTGGTCACTAACTACTTGGCTAGGAAATGCACTTCTAGTATTAGTATATATATTCATTAACTTATTATTTTTGATGTATTCCCTCTATTATCGTATTTTTTTATTCCCAAATCAACAGCTTTTAAACTAATAGGCACACTTGGTGCGTATCTATGCTTGTTACAAGCCATTAAAGCTAATCCAGAGCTAATAGAAGCATCATGCTTAGTTCTGTTATTTATATTAAATTTAGCCCAATCTTCGAGTGTTCTTTGAAAATAAACATCACCATATCCACTTTCTTTTAATCCTACAAAGTCTTCTATGTAAGACTCAATAGCAGCTGCGTGGGCTTGTTTTATGTCTTCGCTAGAGTTTGGTATACCACCTAATTCTTTTTCTGTAACTGAAAGTTTGTTTCTTTTTTTATCTGGCCTATTCATTGAAAAGCCTCTATAACCTCTTCTTTTAAAATGATACAAAAGTCTAGGTTTATTATTTTCTGCTAATATTGGCATACCATAAAATACACAAGCCATAAGTACGTCTTCAAAAAATATTTCAGCAGTTTGTGGCCTAGCTATATATTCTAAAAAGAAATGATTTGGCGGAGTGTCTGTCATTGAAAACTTAGTAAGACCGTGTAAAGATCCTTTTGAACCTCTTTTGTCTACAGTACCTGATATATCATAAGGGTCACATCCAAACGCTCCTAAACTTTCATTTAGAGGATATTTAATACCTCCTTTTGTTATTACAGCGTTTTGCATATTAACAGGCGGAACCCAAGTTATTAAAAACCTACCGTTTTTATTTGGCATAAACAAAACTTTACCATCTTGTATACCATCTTTCCACATAAAATTACCGCATGTTATATTTATAGAATTTTTTAAATCTTCATTAAAATCTATTTGTTCATAAATTTTAGTTAAATTAAATAAAGATTCTTTTGATTCATCTCTAAAAGCATGCTTTTCAGTACGTGGAAATTGTCTATAAAATTCATTTAAAGCATCTTGATCTTGCTTTAATCCTTCTACCTCATTGTCCCAATATTCTATTACACCTAAATCTATAATTTCACCTTGTGGTCCTTTAATAGGTTTGTCTGGTGTTTGGAAGACAGGTAAGCCATAAGAATCAATGTATCCTTCGTAATTCCATTCCATAGGTATGAACAAGCTATATAATCCAGAGCGAGTTTGTCCATTCGCGTTTCGTTGTGTAACATTTGAGTCATTATATAGTTTTTTAAAGTTATCACCACCTTTGTCTAATGAGTTACTAGTTGAACCCATCATACACTTACCTATAATTCTACTACCTAATCGTAAGCAGGTTTTCGTGACCCTCCAGTTGTTAAGGATGTTCGTCGGACGTTCCCATTTACCGCTCTCATCGTGGACGAGGAGTTTAAGCTTTTCACCGTCGTAGGAGTTGTCACCTGTGTTTTTCCAGTCGATCGTCGTGTCGAGCCCGTCCAACTCTTGTAACTGTTGGTTTGTCTCAAGTTTTTTACGCGTGTACTTCGTCGCGGGTACTCTATACGCGAGTTCTGTCTTTGGACGGTCCATTCCGTCCTGAATTGGTTTGAAAAAGAAGGGGTAATTAACGGATATTGGTACCACCTTATCTGTGAACATCTTCTTTGCATCAGGACCAGACTTTGATAATATCCCAAACCTAGAGTCGCTTGATATGGTTGCCATATTAACGCACTCTCCCGAGGCCATAAATGAAAACCCAGAACGCCTGTTCTTAAGGTAGCACATGCCATAGGATCTGTGATCGGCCTTACAAGCTTCCCAGAATATGTAAAATAATCTGTTTGATTCACGAAAATCTGGTTGTCCAACGTCGATCTTGCTCCACTGCAAGTACATATAATGAGTACCAGTAATGTAAGTAGCCACATTCTTATTATAGAACCAAAAGCCTTCTTCCCTGCGGACGAA